ATGAACTGAAGAAGCGCCTTGAGTATGTGCTGGGTTCCAAAGGTTCCCGCCGTGTAGATGAAGAAGTTGCCGAAGAGGAAGAATATTCTCGTGGTCCTGTGAAGGAACTTGATGATGATCTTCGTTCTGAACTGAACAATCTTCAACCCACTCGCCGTGCTGCTGCCCCTGCAGAAGAGGATGAAGACGATGATGCACTTTCTTACTTCGCCCGTTTGGCAGAAGACTGATTAGGTAATATAAAAAGGGGAAGGAAACTTCTCCTTTTTTTATGGAGAAGTAATTCTTAAATTTTCTCCTTTCTTTAAATATTCATTAATATATTGAGAAGACAAAGGTTTATATTTCATTTCTACTCTCATATCATTTAAGAACATTTCTAGATATTGTTTTTTTAATACTCTGATTTCTCTTTTGAGATCATTTTTTCTTGTTTCATATTCAAGATTTGACACGGGAACTGTAATGTTTTGAACCGTTTTATATGAATTTGTATCTTCATCATAATATCGTACATAAGATTGTGTTGGAAGATCATCTGTAACTGGTTTTGGTAACTTATAATTTCTATCAACTACTTGTCCTGCAGGAATAATCAATCTTCCCTTCGAGTCTTTAACTTCTTTTGTCTCATAAAATTTTACAGAGTTTACTTCCGCACCATAAATGTTTTCTGCATATTCGGAAAGATCTCTATTTGACAACGGCCAATCATTTCTAACATTAGTTATTCCAGCACATATTAAAACAACCCAATCAAGATCTGGAGAACCATATAATTGATCTGCAACTTGATCTGGTCTATTATCTTCTATGATAGTGTAATTATTAAATGCAGTATAAACATTTTCAAAATCTGATCTTACTCTAACTCTTCTAAAAAGGTTTTTTGCTTCAACGTATTCTAAAGAAGATTTTCTATCTACTAATGGAGATTGATATTCTAGATTTGGTAGTTCTCTGAAGTATCCCATTTTAGTATCCTACTCCTAGATTAGATGCTGAATTTACATTTGGAACATCACCTTCTCCATATTCTTCATTATAAATTGGTGTTAATTCTTGGAAATTTAAATCTAATATGATTGATATTGGTGTTCCATCAAAATATGTTGCATAAACATTTTCTCCTGTATAATTAACAGATACACCTTTTAATGCACAGTCTTTAAAACGATGTAAAAATGGATGACGGTTTCTTCCTTTCATGTATGCTAATCTAAAGACATTTGGCGTGTTTAAATAAAGATTACCACCTTCTCCTTCTTTTTTTGCTGCCATATATTTTTTAAAAGTTCTTATAATTTTTATAACACTATCACTTTCTTTATCATCTCTTGGAGTCATCTTAAAAGAAAATCTAAAATCACGAAGAGTTACTCCATTAAATAACAATTCTAAATTTGGATTGAAAATTTGTCCACTTTGACGTGCTAATATTTGATCAATACTTACGTTCCCTCCGAAAACATTAACTGCCTCTGCTGCTAATTGCTGTGTTATTAATTTTACTGCTCCAGAAGCATCAAGACCAGTACCTTTAAGACCTGTATTAAATGCATCAGTCACTTGATCAAAATTACCCTTTAAAACTTCACCAACATTTGTATTTGACATGAGATTATATGTTCCTGTTACAGCTCCAGCGGTAATAGAATTCATCTTATCCTCACCCCAACTCACAGCATTTGTATCTTGTATGTTAGAAGGCATCGGTAACAAAATATTTTGTATTCCTCCTACTGGCGCTGTTTCTGCACCTGCAGTCAATCCTTTTCTTTGATAAGATAAAACCTGCACTTGAAAATAATCGGTTTCTCCATTAAGCATATCGTTAGGATATCTTAATATATCTGTAGGTGCTGCCATTTGGTGGAGTTTTTAACTATTTAGACGAAATTTACCAAATGGGATGGTTTGAAGATCTTTTAACTCTGCAGGATATACTTCATAAATTCCTCCAGCAATCTCATCCCAAGTATATTGTCGGACTTCTCCCCAGTGGAAATTAATTCCTCTAAATCCCCACGAAAAAACATCAGTAACTGCAACTAATGGATTTTGGTCATATTGAATGTTTAGTGTTTTTGGATTATAAACAAAAACATAATACTTTCCAGTTTTTGGAACTTTTTCAGTTTCTGTTAATGCACTAATTATTTCAAGCATTAAATCATCTGGATCTTCATTTCCAATTAGATTATTTGTTACATTACGAATTCTATTAATACTATCATTAGTATCTGTATTTGTTCTTCTTCTTTGTTTGAGTGTTTTTCTTGGCATTTTAGATACCTAATTCATCTTCTGTGATGATTTTAAATTGCCACTGACGATCTTCGCAAAATTCTCTTGCTGCTTTCCACTTTGCCTGGTTTTTAGCATACTCTACTACTTCGTAGATGTATCCTTTTGTTTTTCTTTTTTGTACTTTTGGTTCAACAGTTTGTTTTTTTGGTTTTATTTCAATTAAATATTTTTTAATTATTCCACTTTCATTTACCTTAATATAAAAATCTGGAAAATAACGGTGAATACGATTGTCTATTGGTGAGCGATATGGGAGGCAAATTTCTTCAGATCCCCATTCTAAAATATGTTCTCTCGTATCACAATAAACCATAAATTTTCTCTCCCACAAAGACCTGTATATGATATTTGTGGGATCACCTTTATATTTTTTTGGGTATGATGGTTTATATTTTCCCTTATATGACATCTAAATAATTCATAACATAGTATCTTAAAGATATTTAGAAATGAAAGTACCAGAGATTGGCACAGTTAATATGAGTACTTTGCCAATACTTTTAAATGGGGGATTGGCAAGATCAAATTTATATGAAGTGTCGATAAAACCACCTTCTAAAGAATTTAGTGATTTTTTGAAGACTGGAACTCAATATGGTCAAATTATTTTTGACTCTGATTTTGGAAATACATTAGGTTTATTGTGTTCTGAAGCATCTCTTCCAACTTCTTCATATGCAACTGCTGAAGTAAAAGATAATTATATGGGAGTTGCTCAAGAATTTGCTCATACTAGAATTAATACTGATATTGATTTTACTTTTTATATTGATAGGCAATATAAAGTTTTAGGATTTTTTGAGGCATGGATGGACTATATTTCTGGTGGTAGTCAAGCAACTCAACAACAAGGTAATGGAGAACCATCTGTTGCTTATTATAGAAGATTTAATTATCCAAAATTTTATAAAACTGATAGCATTTTTATAAAGAAGTTTGAAAGAGATTTTGCAGCATCTGGTGCAACTAATGTTTCTTTTCAATTAGTAAATGCTTTTCCAAAATCTGTCACAGCAATACCAGTTGCTTATGGAGAAGCAGAAATTATGAAAATTACTGTTACGATGAATTATGATAGATATATTATGAGAAGAGAATATGGAAAAACAGTTGTTACTCCAGGTTATGTTACACCTCAAGAATATAATGGAGTAACCTATAACTTTGGTGGTGTTGATCAAGTTTTTGGTAATACTCCAGGATTTGATGCTGATATTGCTTAAGCTAAATAATCATAACTGAATTGTATTAGAGGATTATGCCTTTACCTAAAATTAATACTCCAACTTATGAGTTGGAAATTCCTTCGACTGGAAAAAAAATAAGATACAGACCTTTTCTAGTTCGGGAAGAAAAAATTCTTATTATGGCATTAGAGTCTGAAGATATGAAACAGATAACTAATGCGATTGTTCAAATCTTAACAGAATGCATTCTTACGAAAGGAGTTAAAATTGCAGATCTTGCAACTTTTGATATTGAATATATTTTCTTAAACGTTAGAGCAAAATCAGTTGGAGAAACTGTTGAAGTTAATGTAATTTGCCCAGATGATGGGGAAACTCAAGTTAAGATGGAAATTGGTATTGATGAAATTAAAGTTCAAAAAGATCCAGAGCATGTTCAAATTGTTAGATTAGATGATGAACTTTCCATGAAGATGAAGTATCCATCATTAGAACAATTTGTTGAAAATAACTTTGAATATAATAGTGATAATAATGATGTTGACAAATCTTTGGACATGATCGTTTCTTGTATTGATATGATTTACAATCAAGAAGAGTCTTGGTCTGCTGCAGATTGTACCAAAAAAGAGATAAAAGAATTTGTAGATCAGATGAATACCAAGCAGTTGAAAGAAATTGAAACTTTCTTTACAACGATGCCTAAATTATCTCACAAAATTGAAGTTACAAATCCCAAAACAAAAGTTGAAAGTGAAGTAGTTCTGGAGGGTCTTGCCAGTTTTTTCACTTGAGTATGGCTCATACTAGCCTTGAGTCATATTTCAAAATTAATTTTGCTATGATGCAACACCATAAATATTCTTTGACAGAGCTAGAAAATATGATGCCTTGGGAAAGAGAAGTTTATGTTTCTCTTTTACAACAACATGTTGAAGAAGAAAACTTAAAGGCACAGCAGCAAAGTGGAAATCGATCAGGTTTATAAGGCACCATCTATTCCCAAATTAAATCGTAGAAACATTAAGTCTACGTTAATTAGTGGTGCCATTAAACCTGGTGTTGAATTAAAGAAAACAAAATTTAGTTTTATTAAACCTTTAGCAAAGTTAATTCCAGACTCTTTAATTCCAGATAAATCTGATGAGAATAAAAGAGAAGGTTTAGTAAAATATATACAGTCTAATTTTGGGATACAGAAAGTATTAGAACAATCTAATAAACTGTTATCTCAAATCAAAGAACAATTATCTTTAGATTTTCTTTCTAAAATTAGAGAAGAGAAAAAAGATCTAGAAGAGTCTAAAAAAAGAATTGCGGCAGAAAAGGTTAAAGATAAAGAAAAAAAATTAGAGAGTGGTGGTGTAAGAGGATTTTTAGGCAAAACTTTTAGTACACTTCTTGCTCCAGCAAAAAGTATTTTTCAGAAGTTAATTGATTTCTTTTCAATAATACTGACTGGAATTTTAGTTAATACTGCTTTTAAGTGGTTACAAAAACCAGAAAATCAAGAAAAACTTAAGCAGTTCTTCCAGTTTTTAAAAGATTATTGGAAAGAACTTTTAGTAGTTTTTGGTGCAATTAAGTTATTAGGATTAGTTAGAAAAGTTTTAAAGGTTGCGAATGCACTTAAAAGTCTTATAGATTTCTTCAAGAAAAAACCACCACAATTACCTTGTAAGTGCCCACCATCTCCTGCACAAAATGTAGATGATTGCTTACCTCTTAAGGATTGTATTGATAGTTTAGTCAAAAATCCTAGAAGAAGTGGACCGATGCTTGAGGCTCTTGCGAGTCTTATTATATCAACTACTGCATTTGAAGGTATTAGGAGATTATTAAATCAAAAACCACAACAAACTCCAATACCAGCGCCGACACCATTATTACCAATATCACCAACAACTCCAACTCCAAAACCAGCACAAAATCCAATAGTTCAACCATTACCTACACCATCCCCACCAGCACCTTCAGCACCCCCAGCACAAACACCAACAACTGCTGCTAATAAAAGAGTTCCTTTTACAAGAACACCTACTACAACACCTACTAAAACACCCACTTCTTCTGGAGCATTTAGATCTGGAATTCCTATGGGAACTCGCTCTGGTTTATTTTCTATTCTTGGTGGATTTGCGCTTGGGCAGGTAGAACAAGAAAGAGTAAAAAATAAAGTATCACAATTACAGCAGTTAAAAACATCAAATCCTAAAGAGTATAAAAGGCAGTTAAATGAATTAAGAAATGAAGCTAAATTTCAAAAATATTTAATCAACCCAATTGCTGAAATTACTAGTGCTCCTTTTATTCCAACTGCAAAAATACTCAAAGCACTTGGTGAATTAAAAGAGGATGAAATACCAAAAAGTATTAATATTTTTAAAAAGGATCAAGATCAATTAACTCCGGATTTAAACAAAGATGGGACTCCAGTAATATCTCAATCTAATGCATCTAAAGAAAATATAGAACGGATTATTAGGGAAAAAAATCCAACTTTTAATCAAAAACAAATAGTTAATGCCACAACAACTTCTTTAAGATTAATACAAAAAGGAGTTGCAGTTACCCAAGCTATTATTCAAGCAACTGCGGCAGTAGCATCTACTGCTGTTGAGCGTTCAAAAGGTGGAACAATCCCAAAAATTTCACTGTTTGCTGGAGGTGGAACTGTTGGAGGACCTGGTGCATTAGGAGTTGATAGTGTTCCTGCTGCAATAGCATCTGGGGCAGGAAAACTTGCTAACTATGGAAAGGCACTACTCGCACCTGGTGAAGAAGTTATTAATACTCGTGCATCTATGCTTTTCAGACCGTTACTGAAAGACATTAATGATAATGCTGCTAGAATGTGGCAGAGTTTTACAAATGCGGTAAGAAGACAAGATGCTGTTAATTCAATTAAGAGTGGTATAATTGAAGAACTGAATAAAATTTTAGAAGAATTCCGAACATTATTGGATAAAGAGTCCACTGAAATAAAAAGAAAAAAAAGAACTGGTGGAGCAACTGGAGGTGGAGTTTTTAGACCATCTCTTGGTGGAAGTAATCCAATTCAAAAAATTGATAAGGGAGTTGGTGGATTAATTAAAGATGTTGGTGGGATGATTGGTAGAAACCAAGGAAAACAAACTAGAATTCCTGGAGGTGGATTTGTTGGAGAGCAACTCGGGAGAAATGAAGCAGAAAGCAGATATGAAGACTTTAAAAATTCAATTAGAGAACTTATGAATAGATCTAGATCTAATATATCTAGACCAAATATTAATGTTCAAAATCCAATAAATTTGACACAAAATATAGTTAATCCGGAAATTGAAAAAACTATACTAGGTAATCAGAATGTGTACGTTATTCCTGTACCAATTTCTAGAGAAACATCTAAATTGTCTGGATCTAAATCTTCTGGTGGAAATATCAGCGTCATAAATCTTCCACCAAAAACACTTAATTTAAATAAACCTAAATCTAAACCATTACCCTCATCACCTTCAGGAACAACAGTTCCTTCTATTTCTCCTATTGACCAAAGTAATGATTATGTGTTCACAACGCCTTCCATGTACGGTATTCTAGTAGTTTAGTAGATCATGAAACTAACAGAAACAAAACCAACAGAAAAATCATCAAAAAAATTAAAGTTAAGTATCTTTAACATTAAGAGTCTTTTGGTTTTTAATAAAAAGAAATTAGATAAAATTAAAAAAGAAAAGAAAAAGTTTTCTTTATTTCAAATGAAGAAAAAGAAAGTTGAAGAGAAAGAAAATAAGATTGAGTCTCCACGCACTGTTGGGTCTACATTAAAGAATATTGGCAAAGGTTTATTGGCAAAACCATTAAGTATTATTGACAAACTAAAAGAATTTTTTGGTATAATACTTTTAGGTGTTCTAGTTAATAATTTACCTACTATAGTTAAAAAACTTCAAGATGTATTAGGTCAAATAAAGAAATTTTTTGATGATAATCCATGGATTGGTAAAGTTATAACATTTACTTTTGATATTATTGCCAAAGGAATGATGGGTATTTTGGATTTAACCAAAATTTTGATGCCTGTAATTGGTGGTTCATTTAAGTTTGCTCTTGATACAATTAAAACTGCTGGAAAAGAAATTGGAAAAGCAATATCTATATTTGACCAATTAGATGCTGGTATTAGCGCAGTAATGAATGCTTTTGGATATAAACCACCAGCAAAAGCAGCACAGTCATATGCAAAAAGTAAAGGAAAATATTACTCAAGCACTACTGGAAAAACTTATGCAAATTATAAAAGTGCATTAAAAGACCCTAAAGTAAAGCAAGGTGCTCAACAACAAGCAACGCAGAAATCAAAAAAAATACGCCAAGTTCCAACAGCATCTGGAGGATCTTATAATCCTAATACTGGTTATACATATAATCCAAATTTTAAAGATCCTGCACAGGCAGTTGGTGTTTTAGCACCAAAAGGTGGGGTAATGGGAACTATGATACCTGGTCAAAAAGATACTTGGAGAGAGTATGGACCAGGAGAAAATAAAAATATCTATAAACAAAATGTGCAGAGATATAGCACTGTAAATCAAGCACAAAAAGTACAAAAACTTTCTATTGGTGGAACAGTTAGAAACTTCTTTGGTGGAATGTTCGGATCTAGAAGAGGACTGGGAAATATACCACCACAAGAAGGAACTGGAAGAGGTGGTCCATCTGATATTAGAATGGCAACTAAAGATAGTGGACAATCTTATACAAGTCCTTATGCATCACCAGCAGGAACTGCCAAAGGAAGAAAGGCAAGAGAAACTGTAAATTACTTTAAATTCTTTGAAAATAATGTTAAAAATGAAGAACGTAATTTAGTTGGCGAAGAAAAAAATCTTACCATGTTTAGTGAGTTCATGAAGAGTTATAGCAATCTTCTTGATATAAGAAAGAAATATGGTGATACAGATTTAAGTGTACCTCCAGGACCAGGAGGAACTTCTGGATTACCTGATGAAGCAATTTCAGTAAATGAAAATGAAGTAATTGGTAAAGTAGGAAGTACAGGACAGTCGACAGGACCTCATATACATTTGGAGGCTATGAGTTCTGATAAAAAAATTCCATTATCATTAAGAAAAAATATATTTGTAAGTGGCAAAAGTTTAACTTCCAATAACTGGCCAATAAGTTCTCCTGTTGGTAATAGAATACACCCAATAACAGGAAAACTAAAATTTCATGCTGGAGAAGATTGGCCTGCACCGTCTAATTCACAAATTACTTTACGTGGAGGAGTTAAATTTGTAAAATATATTCCAGAGGGATCTGATCCTAGATATTCTGGATATGGCAATGTCAGTGTTATACAGGATACTGATGGAAAACAATATTTTATGGGTCACTTGAATGCTGGTCCAACTAATCTTTCTGCATTAGTGCAGAGACAGCAACAACAATTGTCTAAAAAAATTCCTGGTGGAACTAATGCAGAAAAAGTTTGGAATTTCTTTAAAAGTAAAAAATATGATGGAAAACCTTTAAGTGATTTTGCTGTTGCAGGTATTATGGGAAATGCCCAACAAGAAAGTGGATTTAATCCAACAATAGCACATTCCATGAAAGGAAATGGTGGTAAGTTTATTGGAATATTCCAGTGGGGAAATAAAGGAAATGGTGATAGATGGGGAAATTTAAAGAAGTGGGCAAAGAATAATGGAGATTTAGATCCAGAAAGTATTGATACTCAATTAAAATTTACATGGGTTGAATTGGGTGGATCTTATGGTCATGTTCTCCCTAAACTACAAGCAGCAAGAACCCCAGAAGAAGCAGCAAAAGTTTGGTATGATGATTATGAAGCAGCATCACATGGTCTTTCTAATAGACAAAATTATGCAAAAGGATTTTACACAAGATATAAAGGTAAAGGCGGACAAAGTTCTGCTCCAGTTGCAGCACCATTAACAAAAACTCAACAACTTGAAAAAAATATTGTTGAAACTATGGTTGAAAAATATGGTACTAGAAGTATGACAGTTGGGGATAAAAATATTACTGTTGAAAAATCTGGAGATAAAAATATTTTAAAAATAACAACTGGTGGTATATTTGGTATAGGTGCTAGACAATTGCAGTTAAATGAGACTTTATTAAATAATCTTTTATTTGAAATAAGAAAAAAAGCACAATCAGTCCAACCAGTTCAAACTCCACCACCATCGACCGAAGGTGCTGGAGCAAGAGGATATGGTGGAGCAAATGCAAGTAATGATTTAGTTATCGTAAAAGAAACATTAGTTGCCGTTGTTGAGAGTCCACCCGAAGTAATTACTAATACGGTAAATAATTATGTTCCAATTTTGATTTCTCAAAATTCTTCTGCTTCAAGAAGTTTAAGATCTACACTTTCATAAAAACATGGCAAGTTTTTCAAGAGCATCTCAATATAAAGAAATTAAAATTACTAGAGATAATACTAGCATTTATATAGATTGGAAAACAGTCAATTTTTCCTACTATGAAAGTATCTTTTCACCCATAGTTACTGCAAGTTTAACATATGTTGATACTGGAGATCTTGTTCGTTCAAATAAATCTGTAGACGTTCAGGAAAGAACTGGAACGTTATTGGAAGCACTTCCCATTCAAGGTAGAGGAAAAGAAAAAATTTCTTTCAAAATAGAAAATGCTTCTGGTGAACTTGATTTTACTTCAGCACCGATGCTTGTTTCTGATCCAATACCTGTTTTTCAAGATGATACTAGAGAAAGTGTAAGATTAAATTTACTTTCAAAATATTCTACTATTAATGAAAACATAAATTTATATAAAAAATATTATAACACAATTTCAAGTTCTGTTCAAAAAATTTTAACAGAAGAATTAAAAATACCAACTGAAAAATTAAAAATTGATGCAACTTCTAATAGTTCTTCTATTAGTGGATCTGGGCAAAGACCATTTGATGTTATTATTAATGCTGCTACTAAATCTTTATCTTCTTCGGGAGGACCTGGATTTTTCTTCTGGGAAACTAGAGAGGGATTTCATTTCAAGTCAATAGATGACATGATATCTTCAGAGTCTGTTCAAACATATAATTATCATAATGTTGCCACAAGTAGTCTTGATGATCCAAACACAAATTATAGAATTTTAAATGAACCTAGTTATAAAAATAATTCAAATCTGTTAAATGATTTAAGAGTAGGTCTTTATAGATCTAAAAATGTATCTTTTGATTTTAGTACTTTTGAATATAAGCAAGAATTTCTTAATCTATCTAAAAGTGGATTTAAAACATTAGGAAATTATGCGGATTATTCAAATACTTTTGATGAAAGTGAAAGTTTTACGAGAACCAACTTTTTTATACTGGATTCTGGTTTAACTAATCCTGGTATAACTACGTTTATTGATAATAACGAAAGGTTTTATCTTCCTCAATCCTTATCAAGATATAATTTACTTATGAGTCAAGTGCTAGATATTACTATTCCTTGTAATTTAAAATTAAAAGCTGGAGATGTTATAACCTGCGAATTTAAAAAAAGATCTACTAGTGATTTAAGTTCTGGATCTATTGGTCAGCTTCAAAGTGGAAGATATATTATTACTCATTTGTGTCATAATTTTACTCCAAAAAGATCATTTTCTTCATTACGAATAGTTCGTGATACACCTGGAATATATACAAATAAGTAAATAACTAAAAATGTTTAATCCCGGATTTTTTGGTAAGTCGCCACCAAAATGGTTTATAGGACAAGTTCCTTTAGGACAAACCGTCAATAAAGATGATCCAAATGGTTGGGGTGATAGAGTAAAAGTTAGGATTGTTGGTTATCATCCTGCAGAAGGGAATAAACTTGCAGACAAAGACTTGGATTGGGCTCTTATATTAAGAACGACTAGTCATGGTTCTCTAAATAGAATGAGCACAGGTATAACTGGAGGAGAATGGGTTATTGGTATTTTTATTAATGCCGATTTACAGAAACCTTTACCTTTAATACTTGGAGTTCTTGGTAGAAGTGATTCAAAATATGAAATTACTTCTTCGGAAGCAGAGGCAAAACAAAGTTCCGAATTTAAAAAAACTTTAAATTGGTATGGATCTGTTGCTCCTCAATTGCACCATAGTTTAAGTGGAAAACAACCAGGAAAAAAAGCAGAGCAACAAAATAATTTAGTCATACCAAATAATTTTTTTAGAAAATAAAGAGGTCGTATAATTAATATGAAAAATGCAACATCTTTAAATCATGACTTAAATTTTGGATACGATAACATTAAGTATGAAGAAGGTGTGGCATTTTTTAATGATGCCGCATCTAAAGGATTAGTAAGATCTTGTTATGCGGACACAAATTCTTATCAGTCTTATCTGGAAATGTGCCAGATACCACATGGCAAAGCTCAACCATGTGGAAAGGATACCTTTGGAAAAATTTATAGGGCACTAAAGAAATTTTTTATAGTTTTAAGAGGTCTTAAAAAATATCTTGATAAGTATGTAAATCAAACTCTAAATGCCATACAAAATTTACAATCCGAAATACAAGCAACCATACAAGAAATAGTTGGTGTACTCAAAACATTAGTTCATAGAGCACGAGAATGGGTTCTTAAAAAAATAAAAAAAGGTATAGAAGATCTTATAGACAAAGCAACTACTCCGCAAAGTACAGAACCAAAAAAAGCTTTATTATCTAAAATTATAGATGAAATATTTTGTAGATTTGAAGATATTATTGCGGGATTATTTAATTTAGTAGGAGACTTTTTATATTCTCTAATAGGTAAAGTTATAAATGTTCCTTTTTGTGCTGTAGAGTCTTTTATTAATGCTCTTTTAAGTAAACTGCTTAATGATATTGATAGGGCTTTAAAACCATTTTTTGATCAAATTAATAAAGCATTAGCACCAGTTTCCAAGATAATGGGATCTGTATTTCAGGTTATAGATTATATACTTGGATTTGAAGGATTTTTATGTGAAAAACCAGAATGCAATGATGAATTAAAAGAATTTGAGGCTGGTCCATGGGGAAGACCTCAAAATACTAAATCTGATAATTGGTCTAACTTTTCTTTTAGTTCTGGTATTAGTAAAAATGTTAATGGGTGGATGAATGACTTTTTTGGTGCTGGAAAAGGTGGGAATTATGTTTCCCCTGGTGGTTGTTATGCTGGAGATTTTAATTGTGGAGTTAATGTTGAAATTTTTGGGGGAGGAGGTTCTGGAGCTGCTGGAGCTGCAGTTGTTAATAAGATAGGACAAATTGTAGGTGTTAATTTATTTAATAGCGGTTCAGGATATACTTCTCCACCTTTCGTAAGTTTTGTTGACCCTGGTGGTTGTGGTAATAATGCTTCTGGACATGCAAATATTGAAAATGGTGAAATAATAGATATTCCTATTGATAATCCAGGAATAGGTTATACTGATACATATCCTTTGTCCCCAGTTATAAGAGATTTTATTGCCAATCCCAGTTCTGTAGAAGTTGGGAAATCAATATTATTTACTTGGGACACTGAAAATGCAACAAATGTCTCATTATCATCTAAAGATTATACTCTCACTGGTTATTCTAAACTTTCTCTTGATGGATCGCAAATTGTTGGAATTAACTCAAGTGATATTAATTTTCCTGCAGGAAAAACAAGCACATTTATTACTTATACTCTTACTGCCAATAAAACTGTTGTTGGGTGGGGAGAGCAAAATGTTTATAAGGATGTTAAAGTCGAAGTTTATTTACCAGGATCAACTCCATCTTCACCAACACCAAGTACTACATCTACGTCTTCACCATCGATATACAGTTTTGAGGCAACTCCACAATTGGCAAAAGTTGGAAATGTTGTCAAATTTAATTGGCAAACATTAGATACTACTTCTGTTCAATTGGGTTTATCTAATGGCACGGGTTCTGTAACCCCAATTTATGATAATTTAGTTCCTAACGGAGCAGCATCCATAGTCTTGCCTAATGATTTAACATTTCCTAGTGATGGGTCAAATATTAAAAATACTTACGTTTTAACTGCAATTAATAATAAAGCTCCTGCAGGAAAAAATACTGATGTTAAAAATACTATTGTAGAAATAGTTTCCCCAAAAACTCTTTTACCAGATTGGGACGGTACAAAACCAGTTACTACACCTACTGGAACTGGTAATAATATTGATTTAACTGGAACTATACCAACAGATTCAACTCAAAAAGATAAGGAATTTAGTAGTGGTAGTTTGGAGGATTTTGGAAAAACAAAAGATAATATACCCACCGATAATAACCAACAATTAAATAATAATCAAGATGAAACAAGAGATCCAACTATCAATAATACTGGTGGTGGAAATGATGGAACTAATAATCTAAACAATTTTTTACCAAGTGGAGATCAACTTTCTGGTGGTGGCGCTGGTATTGATCCAACAGGAGATTCAACTGGTGCTGGAACTGGTACTGAACCTGGTGGTGTCATTGGTGCTGATACTGGTGCTGGTGCTGGTGTTGATACTGGTGCTGGAACTGGCACTGGTACTGGTGGAACTGCGATTGGTGGTGAAACTGGCGTTGGTACTGGTGGTGATACAGGTGCTGGTGGTAGTGCTGGAAATGAAGTTATATCAGAAATTAAAAGTATTGAAATTATTAGCACAGGAACTGGATATTCTCCAAATGATAAAGTTCAAATTATTGGGGGAAATAATGGTGCAGAATTGGAGATTGAAACCACACCATCCGGTCAAATAATTAACATAAAAGTTATATCTGGTGGTTATGGTTTTGTAACTATTCCACAAATTAGAATAAATACCGTAGATGGACTTGGTGCCAAATTCAGACCAGTGCTTCGTTTTATTCCTGCTTCAAGATTTACTCAAAGAGAATTGGACCGTATAGGAACAGATAAACTTTTAAGAGTAGTAGACTGTGTATTAAAATAATGTCCCAACAAAAAGCTCCAGATTTTACTATAGCAAATAATCCACATGCATTTATTCACTGTGGACCTGTAGGTCCAGAAGGAGTTGATGACGGTAGAGATTTTAGTATAGTAACTGCTTCAAATAATCATTGTGTATGGCATAGTAATGGATACAAAATTGAGCAAATACAAAAAGGTTATCATGAAGTTTCTGGTCATACTTTAGATGTTACTCAAAAAGAAGCAATTGCCAGATCTATTATTGCAAAAAATGGCGATCTTGTTCTAAATGCTGAAAGAGGAACTATCTATCTAAAAGCTAAAAATATACATTTAGAAACCTCTGGAGGAGATAAAGAAGGTAATTTTTTAGTAACTTCTAATGGTTTTATAGTTCTTACATCAACGCAAGAAGTTCGTTTGGCAGGAAGTAGAGTTTGTATAACTGGAACATCTGGAATTAATATTGTAAGTTCTAATTTTATAAACATGTATGGAAAAATGAATACAAAAGGACCAAAAACTTTAAGTTCTATTAAAGATTTACTTTCTGGAAATTGGTCTTCTCTTGTGGATGGTCTTTCAAAAAGTTGTGGGGAGGTTGAAATAGTATAATGCCAGCACATAATATAGATTCTCTTTCAACTTCATATTTGGAAGTTTTTAACCCAACTCTTGGAGCAGCTTTAAATGTTCCGAGTTCCTTTATACCTCCAGGATCAGCAAACATTTATCAGTGTTTTATTGGATCTGCTTATAACAAAGTTGTAAATGCTTCATTAGTTGTTGGGGCAAATGCTACAAATCCACAAGCACTTCAAGTAACTGGTCAAAGCAGACTTCAAGGAAGAGTGGAAATATGGGGAGATCTTATAGTTCAAGGAATTTCTGCTCCTACTCCAGGATCTGGTCTTACAAAAACTCCAGGATCAACAGAAATTGGTGGAAAAGATTTTAGAGTTACTGCACTTTCAACAGAATTTACAAGTACAAAATTTGCAGTAAATTCTTCATCTACAGTTAGTCTTTATTGTTCAAAAGGAGTTGATATTTCTGGGGGAAAATTTATAGTTGGTTGCCCTAAAATTAATCTTAATGGCACAGTAACTGTTCCTATGGCAGGAGATGTTGGTGCAGCAATTCTTGAATTGAGAGCTTCTAAAAAAACTTTCGATGTTACCCATCCAAATAAACCTGGGTATAGATTAAGACATGCTTGTGTGGAAGGACCAGAAGCAGCAGTTTACGTTCGTGGTGTGTTAAATAATACTAATAATATTGAACTTCCAGATTACTGGAATGGTTTTATTGATCCAGAAACAATTACTGTAAATCTTACTCAAATTGGACACAGTCAAGATTTAATTGTTGAAAAAATAGAATGGGGTAAAAAAATTATTATTAAATCTGGAAACGGTACAACTATCAATTGTTATTATCAAGTTTGGGCAGATCGTTTAGGTGAAAAATTAATTGTCGAATATCAAGGTGAAACTCCAGATGATTATCCAGGTGAAAATTCAACATATTCAATCGCAGGTTGGACATACGATAGAAGAAACTCATGACCAAAATTAGAATCTATCATACCGATAGACCGCCCGAAGATCTATCAGATTTAGAAATTGATAATCTTTATGTCGGTACTGGTGTTACCATATATGGTAGTGTTGGTATTGTTAGTGCAGTTTCTTTCTATGGTGATGGATCTAATTTATCAAATGTTGGTATAGAAGTAAGTGAAATCGATACTTTAAATGGTAATGCAATATTAAATGTTGTCGAAAATGTAAAGGCAATTCGTTTTGATACAGATTCTGGATTTGATGTAACAGATTTAGGTGATGGTGCTGTACAAATTGCATTAAATAGTACATTTAAATATTGGGAAATTGAAGGACAACCAACACTTATTGCAGAAGGTCTTGATACTGTAAAAATTGTAGCTGGTGTTGGAATTGCAATTACAACTCAAAATATTGAAGATGATAAAAGAATAACGATTACTGGAACTCTTGGGGCACAAGGTGTTCAGGGTACTATAAGTAATTTCCAAGGAACTCAAGGTCAACAAGGAACTCAAGGTACTCAAGGTCAACAAGGAACTCAAGGTACTCAAGGTCAACAAGGTACTCAAGGACAGCAAGGCATTCAAGGAGTATTGGGAAATTTCCAAGGAACTCAAGGAATACAGGGAAGACAAGGTACTCAAGGTCTACAAGGTAATCAAGGATTACAAGGTAATCAGGGTATTCAAGGATTTCAAGGTACTCAGGGTGTAATATCAAATTTCCAAGGTGCTCAAGGAATACAAGGAAGACAAGGCACTCAAGGCACCGGAGTTCAGGGAAATCAAGGAATTATTGGTGAGAAAGGAAATAGTGGGGATAAAGGAGGAGTTTTTTATAGATTTATTTCCAATACAGACACAACAGATCCTGGTAGTGGACAATTTAAATATAACAATTCGAACATATCTTTAGTAAATAAAATTTACATCGATGACGTAGATTTTCTTGGCAATAATCAACAATCTTGGTTTCCAACTTGGGTTCAAGAAGGAATAGGATATTTGTATGTTATTCAATCTTCGGCATCCGGAACTGTTGTTAATATTTGGAAAATTATCAATGCAACTAGATATAGTTTTATTTCTACTTATTGGGAAATAACAGTTACATATGTTTCTGGAATTCTTCCTTCAAACAATACTACATTTTCTTTAAATTTTTCCTCTTCAGGTATTCAAGGACTTCAAGGAACATTAAGTAATTTCCAAGGCACTCAAGGACTTCAAGGTCTACAAGGATTGCAAGGTATTCAAGGAGTTCAAGGCAATCAAGGAGTTCAAGGTAATCAAGGAGTTCAAGGTAGGCAAGGTACACAGGGAGGACAGGGAATTCAAGGTGTAATTGGGAATTTCCAAGGCACTCAAGGATTACAAGGACTTCAAGGTACTCAAGGGAGACAAGGACTTCAAGGAGTTCAAGGCAATCAAGGAGTTCAAGGTCCATTAAGTAATTTCCAAGGCACTCAAGGATTACAAGGATTTCAAGGAGTTCAAGGCAATCAAGGAGTTCAAGGTCCATTAAGTAATTTCCAAGGTGCTCAAGGAATTCAAGGACTTCAAGGTCCACAAGGAAGACAAGGAATTCAAGGATCTCAAGGTACTCAAGGTAATCAAGGACTTCAAGGTGTAATTGGTAATTTCCAAGGTACTCAAGGATTGCAAGGACTTCAAGGTCTACAAGGAGGACAGGGAGTTCAAGGTCCATTAAGTAATTTTCAAGGAATACAAGGAACTCAAGGACTTCAAGGTCCACCAGGAAGACAAGGAGTTCAAGGTCCATTAAGTAATTTCCAAGGTACTCAAGGAGTTCAAGGCAATCAAGGACTTCAAGGTCCACAAGGAAGACAAGGAATTCAAGGCAACCAAGGTACTCAAGGAGTTCAAGGCAATCAAGGACTTCAAGGTCCACAAGGAAGACAAGGAATTCAAGGCAACCAAGGTACTCAAGGAGTTCAAGGACTTCAAGGTAATCAAGGACTACAGGGTAATCAAGGATTGCAAGGTATTCAAGGAGTTCAAGGCAATCAAGGAGTTCAAGGCAATCAAGGACTTCAAGGACTTCAAGGTAATCAAGGACTTCAAGGCAACCAAGGTACTCAAGGACTTCAAGGTAATCAAGGATTACAGGGTAATCAAGGACTTCAAGGCAACCAAGGTACTCAAGGACTTCAAGGACTTCAAGGTAATCAAGGACTTCAAGGACTTCAAGGTAATCAAGGACTTCAAGGCAACCAAGGTACTCAAGGACTTCAAGGACTTCAAGGCAACCAAGGTACTCAAGGATTACAAGGTCTTCAAGGCAACCAAGGTACTCAAGGATTGCAGGGTAATCAAGGTCTTCAAGGCAACCAAGGTACTCAAGGATTACAAGGTCTTCAAGGAGTTCAAGGCACTCAAGGATTACAAGGATCTTTAAGTAATTTCCAAGGTACTCAAGGATTACAAGGTCTTCAAGGAGTTCAAGGCAATCAAGGAGTTCAAGGTCCATTAAGTAATTTCCAAGGCACTCAAGGATTACAAGGACTTCAAGGTACTCAAGGGAGACAAGGACTTCAAGGTACTCAAGGTACTCAAGGAAGACAAGGTACTCAAGGTCTACAAGGTAATCAAGGATTACAAGGATCTTTAAGTAATTTCCAAGGCACTCAAGGATTACAAGGTCCTCAAGGTACTCAAGGAAGACAAGGATTGCAGGGTGCTCAAGGTACTCAAGGTCTTCAAGGTTTTCAAGGTACTCAAGGTCTTCAAGGTACTCAAGGTCTTCAAGGTAATCAGGGCACTCAAGGATTGCAGGGAGCACAAGGTAGATCTGCATTTGATGTATTTGATGATGTTTCAAGCGATGTTATTTTTTATCCATCAATACTACCAATTACTAATGCATCAATTTCTACGGTAACAACTTCTTCAGAAAAATTAGTTTTTAACCCATCATCTGGGAGCATTGGAATTGGAACAAGTGTTATCACAAATACATTGACAGTTGTTGGAACTGCAACTGCTACAAATTATTATGGTAACGGTGAAACATTAGTAGGAATTGTGACTCAAATTGTTCCAGGAATTGGAATTGATATTTTCGAATCTCAAATTCCGGGTAAAGGTAAAGTTGAAATACAAGCATATAAACCAATTGGTAGAACAATTTACGTTTCTATGACTGGAGATGATAATAATACTGGATTAGCAGAAAATTATCCAAAGAGAACTATAAAAGCAGCGGCATCAGTTGCAGTTTTTGGTGACACGATTAAAATATTCCCAGGAACTTACGTTGAAGACAATCCAATTGTTCTTGCCAAAACAGTTTCTGTGGAGGGAACGGAGCTTAGAAATTGTGTAATTACTCCTAGAAATAGAAATCAAGATATGTTCTATGTGAATAATGGTTGCCATATTACCGATGCAAGTTTCATCGGACCATCAATGACAAATGGTGCGGCAGTTGTTGCTCTTCAACCATTACTTGGTGTCGCAACTGATAGATTTTTTGATGCTTCCAGGATGATTAGATTTAATTTGAGATATATTGCAAAAGAATCTGTTGGATTCTTAACAAGTGGATTCAGTGGATTTGCTGGTGGACATAGAGAACAAGATGCTGCAAAATTAATCGATTCAAACTTAAACTATATTTCTGCAGAGGCAGTTGGATTCTTAACATCATCTTCTGGATATAATTTTACTTTAAACAATAGCGATTATACTAACTGTAGAGAAGATGTTGTTAGCATTATGAATGCTATTTCCTATGATTTAAAAGCAAATAGCAATCGCAAATCTATTGGTGCTGGTTATTCATACTTTAATAATTCTGGTGGATTAATTCACATTACTGGAATTGGTGTTTCACAAGCAACTATTGCTGCTCTTGATTATGCTGCAGGAATTGCAACTCATGTTATTAATAATTTAACTCCTCCCATTTCTTATCAGGGAGTTGGAAATAGTGTATCTCAGGTTAAAAATCTTTCAGTCATTCAGGTTGAAGGTGGATGTGTGGGCGTAGGAACAACCATTAGGCAATTGGTTGGAATTGTAACTAATATGATTGGTGCAGGAACAACATTAAATGCTCCACCAGTTAGATATGGCGTTACATTAGAAAGTCAAGACTGTGCAGACGATGTTGTAGATATTTGGAAGTGTATTATTCATGATATTACCAGAGGTGGAAATTCAAGATCTGTTGCTGCGGGTAAAGCATATTATAATGATGATTGGAGTTTAAAAACTGGTATTCTTAAAAATCCAGAAGAAGTTAAACAGACTATATCAACTATCGATTATTCTTTTAATATTGCACGTGCAGTAATTAACAACGTTACTTGGGGAGGATATCCAGTTGGTTTAGGAACAACCGTTGTAAATGCATTTTATGATAATAATACTGGAATTACTACAATTACAGCCATTAATCATGGTCTTATTAGAAATGATTCGGTTAAGATTATTGGATTAGAATTTTCTTGCCCATCTGGACCAACATCATTAATATATCCTACTGGATCTTTGGGATATATCTTTAACGTTAATAAAGTTGTTGGGGTGAATACATTTGAAGTTGTAGTTGGTCAATCAACTTTACCTCATACCTACGTTTCTGGGGGAACAATTCAAAAATATACTAATTATCAGAATG